AGGGGGGGGGATTATCCCAAGCCCCTAAATTACTCATCAATACACCCCAAATCTTTCTTAGGCACACCGTATGAAACAGACAGAGCCACACCCGCAGCCACCCACATTTCGGCACGAGACAACGCTAAAACTTCAGATCGGAGATCAAAATAAAGCGTATGGAGCAAAATATCATGTTCACTACACTCAACCCGCCAGCCCGTCTTTTCCTGTATTACTTTTGCGCTACGTTGGTTTTTCATGTTTTGACCTTTTTACAACACGTTAAATTAACGCGTTAACGCGTTAACAAATTTCCGATATGTTAACGCGTTAACACGTTAAGTCAACAACAAATTACTTGTTAACACACAAAGCATTGTTTTATATTGCATAAAAGATTTGAGGAATATGAAAAATGAAAGCACTAAGAATCAAAGACGATCAGGAAGAAAAAATCAGACAGCTAGCCGTAGCAGCAAATAAAAAACTGATACAACTAGGAAGAGAGCCACTCAGAGACAGCGAACTAGCCCATATGCTTCTAAATGAAGCCTTAAAAAGGGCATACATAAACGACGACGGCGAAATAGATATAAAGGACAAATAATGCTCAAAAAAGCATTAAAAACCCTAATTTTCGCCGTTTTTTTAATAATAAGCTGGATTCATGGATACTCAGAAGGCGTAAGCAAAGGATACGAATGCCTAAGACCTGAAAACAAAAACCGACCAGACTGCATTGTTAATTCAGGAAATATAGAAATTATCGAACCGGAAACACTCGAAAAAACACAGTGAGCCTATGCTCAAATAGCGAGCCTTGTCTAATCATAGTAGTATTTAAATTACATGATTAAACAAGGCTTTGATTTTATTATGTTTACCCAAAAAGACTGGCTAGACTTGGCAAAAGGGCGCTTACGAATCAGATCTGATTATGCACTGGCAAAAAGATGGGATGTTTCAGCGTCTGAAGTATCTCAATATAGACGCGACAGACTGCGTTTGCCGCTTGCCGTGATACTGGATATTGCTGAAGTCATGCGGTGCGACCCAATGGAAATCATTACCGGACTTGAATACCGAAGATGCAGGGAGCAGGACAGGGAGCGCATCAAATCAGAACATTTCAGGCTAATGACGAAATCGAACTGGTATTTTACTGACCCGGGAAATCTGTCTTATAAAGGCGGGCGATGGCAGCGTTAAGACGACACTTCGCATAATGTACTATTTCGTCCAGTTTATTAAATTACACACCCCATAGATTGCCTTCGGCGACCCTTCGGGGACGTTCGCCACGTGGCAGGCGGGCAGGAAATAAAACCCTTCCTGCCCACCTACCACAAGCGTGTTTCTTGAACTTTTGGGAATCAAGGGGGTATTCATAAAGATTGGGCAAAAAGCGCGCCCAATCTTTACAAACCTTCCCCCTTGACACCCAAAATTTCAATTCCTAAATATAATAAGTTATTGATTTTTAATATATGTTTTTTGTTGACTTTTATCGTAGCTACGATATAATAACAACATCGAAACACAAAACGAAGGACAAAATGTCAGACCCAAAGAAAAAAGCAAACACAAAATACGAAGCAAAAAGAATCGCAAAACGCGTTTCTTTCAACACCGAAACAGAAAAAGACCTATTGGAAAAAGCCGAAAAAATACAGGACTTTTCAAAATGGGTAAAATCCAAAATAAAGGAAATTTGAAATGGAACTTAATTTAATTTTGAATGAACAAGCATATTTTAATAACTCAGCAACAGGAACTTGGAAAGATATTGCATATACAGCAAAAGGAACTGTAAACGGATTACCTTGCCAAATATGGTGGGAAAACATAAATCCCGAAGCCGAAGACGAATCAGATTGCTGTGATTGGGAAAATCCGTATTTAATAGAACTTGAAAGCCAATTTATAGACCCTGATCAATACGATAAAATCATAATTCGATAAAAACAAAGGTCGTCTGAATTTCAGACGACCTTTTATGTTAACGAAAATTTAGCCGGGCAAAATTTAACAAGCTGATAATAATGAAAAAATACACCGTTCAATTTTAATCAATTACTTGAACCAACCACACCGCCACGCGCTGCAAACTGTTGACCCGCTTCAACATAGCCATCATACATCAGATTTTGAGGACTTTTGCCGCCAAGACTAACCACCTGAGGGGAGTTATCATTCATTGGCTGAACATTTCCATTTTGAACAACATCCCTATTAGGTTCTTTATATGGATTAAACGGCATGCCGTTTTTTGCATAATCGTTACAGGTTTTTTTGTCTATCTCTTTAATTACCGTGCCTTGAGACGAATAGCAGGAACAACCCGATTTTCCGCCAGATATACACGCAACAGGATATTCAAGCTGCCTTACCTGTCTAATCGAATCATACAACGGCTTTGACTCAACCAAACCATCAATCTTAGGCTTTAACATCTCTTCAGTCAGATTTTTATTTTGACTAGGTGCTATCTGCCCGCCTATTTCCTGACCGGCAACAACAGATTTATCTTTTACGGTTTTTTTTAGATCATCAGATTTAACGTCAACAACAGACGATACAGATGAATTTTCAGAATCAGCTTTTTCAGACGACCCTAAACCCGACAAAAGAGAATAACCCATATAGGCAGTGAAACCAAATACAACCAAGGCAACCGGAATAACCCATAAAACACGACTCTTAGGCGTTTTGACTTTGGTATGTATCTCAGCAGACTTATAAAGACCGAACGCTTTTTTATCGAACTTATAGACTTCAGGACGGGCATTTTTCATGCCTGATTTTGGACTGTTATCACAATAGTCCCAAAAATATCGCATACGAACACCCAAAGGCGTTTTATGAATATGGTAATGCGCGCCGACCAAATCTCTAACCTGCTTATCAATACGACCCGGCATTTGCGTGATTAGAATAATATCGACACCTGAATGCCTATGAACATGGAGCCATTCGACAAGCTCAGGCGTTTTAGAACCCGAAGAACGCGGCGGGAAAATGTTTTGCGCTTCGTCAATAATGACGACAGAGCCATTATTTTCAGGATACTGAAGCCAAACATTCATGTCATTTATAGTATGACCTTCAGGAATTTTTTCAGTAGGAATCGTCAATTCTGGAATGCCATGCGTGAAAATCTTACGACCCGCCCATTCTTTTTTGACCTTTTTTGCCAAATCTGAAACCACAGACAAAGTTTTACCCGAACCCGGCACACCTGTAATCAAAGTAATCATAACTAATCCTTATTTTATAAATTTAAAAGCACGGTAAGACGACCAAATACCAAATGAAAAGGCAAAACCGCCGAAAATAATATTCATGGCTTCGGGTATGCCAGCCAATCCGAGCAAGCCAATCAAATCGGCGGGCATTCTGAAATAGTTATCGGCGACGTAGTTCAAAATGCCTTCAGTAGCCACCGATAGCCCTTCATACGAAACTAGCGTCACACCAAGCCCTAAGAGAAGCTGAAAAAATAGATTTTTCAGGCTTGGCAGAAACGCCAAAAAGAGGCGTCCCAAATACTGAAAAAGCACCCTAAACAAACCACCCAAAAAAGCTGCAAGAGCTGGCATTTTTAACCCCTCATAGAATTGACCGTCTTATAAACCATCATTGCCGCCATAAAATAGGCGAGCGTTATAAATACATATCTCAACCTTTGGGCAGCTTCACATATAGGCGACCACGAGAATGAATGACGACCGAACTGCCCAAAATCAAGCAAAATATCTTGAGGACACTGACCGCCAGTAGCAAAAGCAGAAGATGGCGAAAATGTCCCAAAATTTCCATCTGACTTAATTCCATTCCAATCAGGTTCGCCACCGCCATCAGGCACATCAGGAACATCAGGAAGCCCATATTGTTCACTTCCTGAACCATCCCCATTATCATCAGAACCACCCGTTTTTGAATTGCCCTGACCTGAATTTGAAGAATCGGTTTTATTTGAATTTGATGAATCTGTTTTATTCGAATTTGAATCAGATGAATTTTGCGCAGTGCCACCGCCGGCGGACGGCGCACGACCTCCGTCGTTTGCGCCATTCCCGCCGGCGGACGCACCCGCGCCACTTGCTTTATTACTTGAGGAACCACTTCCACTACCACCAGCAGAGCCACTACCACCAGCAGAGCCACCGCCACCAGCAGAACCACCACCACCAGCAGAACCACCGCCAACACCAGAGACACCGCCACCAACAGAACTACCACCACCAGCAGATCCACCGCGACCTCCTGAAGAACCACCAACCGCCCCCGAACCTGATGAACTTGAAGAGGTTGAATTATTCGATGATGTTGAAGAATTTCCGCCCAAGGAACCAACAGACGCGCCGCCAAAATTAGTCTTAGGAGACTTAACCGTACAAATAACAGAAAAAGAACCCGAACCAGTGTTAGTCTTTTCAAATCCATCACTACATTTCCCATCAACAGGATAAGCAAATTTAGGACCGTACTCATAATGCCCTGTTTTGGAGTTATATTTCCTATCATTTAAACAAGAATAAAGATTGGGGAAACCACCATGAGAAACAAACCCACCGCCTCCACATAACTGACCGCCACCGCCCGACGAACCGCTGCCACCCGACGAACCGCTGCCACCCGACGAGCCGCTGCCACCCGACGAGCCACCGCCACCAGCAGAACCACCACCACCAGCA